ATGAAATCTTTAGCGTTTTTTAACAACAAGGGTGGCGTTGGCAAGACGACACTCCTTTGCAACATGGCCGCTGTGTTTTCTGAGGTCTTTAACAAGAAGGTCTGCGTTGTGGACTGTGATCCACAGTGTAATGCGTCACAGTACCTTCTTTCAGAAAATCAATTTGAACAGATAATTGAAACCAAAGAAGGAACAATTGCGGAGTTCTTCTTTGAATTGCGTGCGGGCCGAGCTTCAAGCGGCAAGGTCACCGCTGTGCGCAGCGAAGGGTTCAATGTCGACCTCGTGCCGGGACATCCTGCGCTAGCCATGGTCGAAGATTTTCTGGCAAGAGAATGGCTATCTACCGAAGTGGAACGTGGGCTCCAGACAACCTTTGCTCTCGCAAAACTGAACGAAGAGTTTCTGTCCGATTATGACTTCGTCTTCTATGATGTTGGACCATCACTTGGCTCTATCAATCGAGTGGTTCTAATGGCTTGTGACTACTTTGTCAGCCCAATGACCATTGATATTTTTTCGCTCAAAGCGTTCGGGAACATTGTTGAGTGGTTCAACGGTAACGCAGCCTCGCTAAATCACATTCTCACAAATCCGCAACTTTCCGATGAGCCGATAATAGAGTTTGCCCGGAAGCGTGCTAGTGGCGCTGCGTTCGTTGGATATGTAACGCAACAATACAAGCAAAAGTCCGAAAAAGGCGTCAAACGGCCTGTTCAATCCTATGAGAAAATTAGGGGGCAGATCGAACAAGAAGTTCTGAAGTATGGGAAAAAGTTGCCCGCTTCTGAACAAGACTATGAAATTGGTAGCATTCCCAATCTCTTTAGTTTGGTACCAATGTCACAGTCTGTACGACGGCCAATCTTCGAACTCACATCCCAAGATGGTGTGGTTGGCTCCCACTTCGCTAGAGTTAAAGAAGCTCGCAAGGTTCTAGTGGACGTCGCAAAAGTACTTCGGGATCGCATCGATGACTGATTGGGGCCAACAAGAATACCTCGTTAGAGAGCTTGCAAGGCGCCGGGTTGTACCCGTAATTGGCTCAGGTGTTTCGAAGCATTCTCTTGCAGCTGATGGTGTGAAACGACCTCCCCTTTGGAAAGAACTGCTGGAAAGCTGCTTGGAAAGCTACGACGGATGTCCTGCTGCCGTTCAAGAGGCCTTGCAGGCGAACGATCTGCTACATGCCGCTGAATGGCTTCGCGAACACATCGGCGGCGAGGCATGGCGCAACTTCTTACGTGAGCAGTTTGTTAAACCAAACTATGATTTTTCGGAGATCCATACTCAAATATCCAACCTCGATCAGAGAATTTTCTTTTCGCTGAATTTTGACGGTATTTTTGAAAGAGCTGCCACAAGTGAGTTTGGAGATACGCTCACAGTCACGAAGTACCATGATGAAGATGTTTCGCAGATTTTAACCGGAGATTTGCGCTACCTAGTGTATGTTCACGGAAGCAAGAATTCCTTTGATAAAGTTATTCTGACACAACGCGATTACTCAAATGTCAGAAACAACTATGCGAATTTCTATCGCGTGGTAGAAGCTGTAATCCAGACCCACTCCTTGCTCTTCATTGGCTGTGGAACCACCGATCCGGACTTTAACCTTCTCCTGGAGAATCACAACTTTGGTTCCGTATCAGATGAAGCTCGAATGCACTTCAGGCTCTCACATGAACAAAAGCCTGAGCTGGAAGGTTCGCTCCAAAACAACCGAAGAATACAGACGATTCACTACGACAAAAAAGATGCTGGACACAGCGGACTTGTAGACTCGCTAAATGAGCTGGCTACTGCGGTGGACGAAGAGAGGCAAAAACTATTTAAAACAGGTAATTGGTAGTGTTGATTAAGCACGGACATGCATAGCATGTTCAGGTCGACGGGCAGGCATCAAGCAGCAACGCTCTAATAACGTAAGATTTTACCGTTTTCTCCTCCGGTTGAAGTCTTGATTGAGCGGGTCAAACCAGTGACTTTGCAAAGGTACTAACTGCGCTTCGCTGACATTCATGCGGGGCGCAGCACCAGATCGGGCAGCCTTAAGCCGCTGAGTGTCTGCTTCCGGGAAGCTGAAGAAGCTGTTGGCCGAACCCGTGCGAACTAAGCTGATCAAACAAGAAATTGCGCGTGTGTTTCGCGTTGTGGAGCGCAATCAAAGCTGGGTCGGAACCTGCCTCTCAGTTTGCATTCAAAGACTCCGAAATCCCTGTCTGGCGATCGTCTGTAATTTGCACAAACTCGCCTTCTACATAGTCAAAGTTCTTTGAAGGGTACTTTCTTGACTTTCGGATGTACTGAAAAGAAACCGCTGTCTTTTCTATCAAGGCGCGAATGCCAGTATAGTCCACTTCTCTTATTCGCTTTACGCGCATTCGACCTGTCGAAAAGCTCTCGTGGCCAGCAGGAACTATCACTTTGTCCCAAGGCCTAATCGGTGAATTGGAGTCAATCGAAGTTAAGATGTCGAAATCACTCCTATCGTATCGGTCAGTCCACGATCTCATCAATTCCAGAAGTTCAACGGGTTGCTCGAGGTCTTCAAGCAATACACCGGTAGGGAGAAAAGCGAACCTTCTGGGCAAGCCCGGGATGTTAGCTTCATCAACACCGTGCTCAAGTAACACCCTTCGTACGGCGACCGGGTCTTCGGAAAGAACGGCCTCAATGTCACGAACGGGCAGCTCCAGTGAGCGGGGGTGTAGGTCAATGTGCCGATGCTCTAAGTCGTTGCCCGACACTGGGATTGCCCGAATAGCACGGGCGGCGAATGTCGCATATGTGCTTTCTCCAACAGCCTGCAAGCCAGTTGAGACCAGATGTTGGAGCAGCACTTGGAACGCCTCTTTATGAAACCGATCAATAGGATCGTTTCCCTTCAGGGCACGGTCTAAAAAACTCGTTAGCTGCTCAGATAATGAAATAGGTTTGGGGTCACTCAACAAAAGCCAGTTCCGACGAACCAACAATTGGACAAGGACGCCAAATGGCTTTGAACTGTCAATGGGCAGGACTCTAAAGCACTGGGAATGGTCAACCAGGTTTCCCACCAACGCAGCCTTGTCAGGATTGGGGAAAATCCTAATCTGATCTAAACCATATTGAACCTGACGGAACTGCTTCTCTCCTGTGATGGTGTGCTTATCAGAAGTCCCAGTTTCCTTGTTCTTCGTTCTCGTATGGCTAGCAGACGCCGACGCGCCATATTTTCCCCCAGATACTTCTCCGCCGACTGAACTATTCCTCTGTACCATCTGAGACGATGATCTCTCTCCATGGAACTTCTGGACTATTTGATATCCGCCATCGCGCTCGGTGCTATTTTTATCAGTGAAATGGCAGTTGTACGGCTTCGCCACAATCAGCGCTTCGAAGATGTTGCATCTTGCTTCTAAGATGCCGCCGTCTGACAAGGGGATATCAATATAGTCGTTGCCAAAGCTGGCAGTGATTTCCAGATCTAATCCCTCACTTGAGGTGTTTGAAATGCCTCGAAGGTTAAGATTAGCGATTGCTCTGTCGAACGGCTCAGGAGGCTTCAGATTATAGTCCAACTCATGCTCTTCGTCATTCATAAGTTACCTCCAGCCCGGCTTGGCGACATAGCTTCTCACACATCCTGTCTCGCAGGTTGCTACTTCTTACGTTGTATCTGCAAACAAAAAAACAACAACGCGGTATGTAATTTGGATTTGTCCCCCCAATGCAGTCATTTGCCGAACGTCGGTAAAGTCCCGCACCCCTTCCGTTCGCTTCTTTTGTGGTTGCCAAACGTAGAATCTACCCCAACAAGAAAAGCCCCGCCATTGTATGGCGGGGCTGAATCAACAAGCTGCAATAAGGCCCATCACCAACGGCTCACCGGTTGTTACAATTTGGTCCGGTGCTTGCGGGTTCAGGAGGGCGCGACCGTGTTTCACGGCGAGTGGTGACAGGCGATCACATATCGCTTGTCCATTTCCCGAACTTATCGCGCAAGCGCTCACGGGCAGCGTTAGCATTGCTATCAGCGCTAGTCGCGCTGTCAATCTTTCGAGTTGTTTCACGATAGGATTCCAATTCTCTTTTTGCAATCTCGGACGCCTTGTTCCGGCTGCCGAAATTGTATGCGAGGAAAATCACGAACAGCGCTGCAAGCGTGCCCCAAGCAAAGCGGGGCACCTTGGCAAGAATGAGCCACGTTAAGCCCATTCGCGAAGCTTTCTGCGGGCCATTACAGCCAATCCGGCAACCAGCAACAAGGCCCCCAAAACGGCCACAACCTGCGCCACGGGGGTCAGGTTGCCGATGCCAGATAGCACCGGCCCGACCGTGGCTACACCCCCGATTGCACCCGCGCCTAACCCCTTAAGGTCAATATCATCCCGTGGGCGCTCAGGCACTGGTGCTGGCGGCGGTGAGAAACGGGGTGGGGGCAAGGTTGTTGTTTTGGGGGATTTCCAGCGATCACCCCATTCACGATCCGGGCCTGTGTCAATGTGAATGAAATTGTTGCGCTTGTAGAAGCCAAATCCGGTAAAACCAACCGCGCGGGCTGCAAGTTCAAACTGTTCTGGGTCATGGTTCGCCATAGACACATCAAAGGCTTTGGCTTTCAGGTGTTGCGATCTGGTAGCACCACCTACAGCGCTGTTGTGTTCGGGTGAACGGTAGGCCGAATTGAGTATGATCGGAGTGCCAAGCCGGTTGCGTAGTGCTTGCAGCTTTTCCATGGCATCAAAATCAATGCCTACCTTACTAGTGCCTCGGCAGGCGATTTCTTCGGGTGAGAAATTCGGCCAACGCCAAAGGTCAGCAGGTACATGGCTCCAGTGTTTGAAAAAGATCATTGGTTGCCTCCTTTGAGTGCTGCAACGCGCCGGGCCATGTCGCCCGAAACTTGATTGAGTTTTTCCATGAGGTCAGCCGGGCTGGCTGGGGGGCGGTCATCAATCGCGCGGCCTTGGATTTGTGCATCGCGCAGGACGCCCAACGAGGCGCGCGCTTTGGTGAGGTGCGAAAGCCCACTGTCAGGGTCGATATCCTCGCCCTCAAACCACGCAAACAGATGGCGCAAGGTGGCGGCAAAATAGGTGCTGGCCAAAACGTCACCATTGCGCCAATTGTGCCGCCCGTATTTCAGTGCACCCTCACCATGGGCAACGGCATCCTCGGCCAGCACCGCAATTGGAAGGCAGGCAAATGGGATCTTTTCCAGCCCAGCCTCTTGCTTTGGGTCGTTAGGGTGGGGAGTAGGTCGGTCCTGTGGGTCAAAACCCAAAGACTTGGCGTTCTGGTAGCTCATGCGGCCCTCCATTTTCCGTTTTTCAGAGTGATGATTGTGCGCTTGCCATTCCCGTAGGTGACAATCAGCGAGTGCGACCAGCTTGAGGGGCCTTGGTTGTAACCCATGTCCAAAAGGCTCATCGTGCCCATCTGGTAGCAACCATGATAAATGCGCGCTGAATGCGAGTGGCCGATATTGGATTTCTCACCTGTGCGGGAAAGGTTGGCCGCCGATCCGCGCGCGCCGTTTGGGCCAATATCGCCATGCTGATCATGGCGAATACCTGCGATTTCAAGGCGCTCATCCCGCGCCAAAAAACGGACCTCTGCGGCAAGCCCGGCGCGCTTCAGTGCCCATTCAGCAAGGTCAAAGCTCAGGTCACCGCGTTTGAGTGCAGCGACTTTCTGCCCGGCGGCCTCAAGGTAGAAAGCAGCATTCACCGGATCGCGGCGAAAATCGGCCTCTCGCACCCATCGGTCAAAGTGCTCATCATGGTTTGCTTTGACAACGTGGGTGGCAACGCCCGGGCGCAGTATGCGGTTAAGGATGGCGGCGGTGCCCTCAATCTCGCCCTCCACCGACTCTGCCCGGTTGTAGTGGGCTGCGATCAGGTCAAACACAGTATTGTGGTGTGACCGCCTGCCGAAATTCAGCACGTCATGCAGCACTTGGTGCGCGGGCTGCAGCACGTCGATCAAACCACCGTCGCCCCAAACGGTTTGCAAGGCAACGGGGTCCACCTCAGTGCCGTGAATGTCGCCCGGGGTGAGCACCAGCACCTGCTGGCCGGTTGCCACCTTCCCGCCCTCAACACGTAAATCTAGGTCATGAACAACGCCGTTGGTATCAGCATTGATTTGCCGCACAAACCAATCACCAGCGGAGTCCACCTCAACAATCAAGGCTGCATAGGCGTGGTGAAATTCGGCTTTCAGACCCGCTTTGCGCTTGATGTAGTTTTTAAGCGTTGCTGCGCCGGTGGTGTACAGAATTTTGGTATCTGTACCCGGTGCGGTTGCAACCGATTTGAGTGCCACTTGAGGGTGAGGAAAAATGCAACTTGGCGACCCGGCAAAGCTATCCAGACCAGATAGCGGGTCGGTTGCTGTGGGAATGATATTCATATCACCCACCCACAAAAGGCCGGGCGCTATTTCCACACGTTCATCACAGAAAAACGCCTCAAGGGCGTCGTCATACCAAAGCGAACTATCCGCTGAGCGTTTCACGGCCTCTTGGCCGATCTGCCACGCTGTGTGGTTGTAACGGATACGCCCAACCATAATTTCAGCGTGGTAATGTTCTGCCAGAGCTTTCAGGTTTTCCCAAAGTTCTGGGTGCACCTTTGTGTTCGACTGCGCGGCGGTGAGGATGTAACGGGCCGGGCCGCCAGAGGGGCGGGGCAAGCGGCGCGCAACGCTTGCCGTGATCTCACCATGCGCCGAGATGCCCCACACATCAGCCTTGCGCAACCGCCGCTGAAGCCAAGGAACCTTGACGTTGAGCGCACTTGCGGCTTGGCTGAGGCCGCCATGGGCCTCAACGGCCAAAACAGCATCACGGGCCTCAGCAGGGGTTATGGGGGAGCGGCGGGCGGCAGTTTTATTTTTTTGCTTGGTTGCCATCCTCGGCCTCCTCAATTTCGTTGAGGCGGGAACGCTTGAGTTTCACCTCAAGTGCCTTGTTCCAAGCGGTCAGAACCAAAATCAGCAGACCAAGGGCCGCTGCAAGAAACTGCACAAGTGGGTCGATGGTTTGCAGGAAGGGTCCAAGATAGGTCAGCCAGAGCGGCGCGGTGAGCGCTGTGCTACCCATCATTGTTGCGATGCCATGGGGGTGCATGTCGCCTCCAATGAAAAGGCCCGGGGAATGCCCGGGCCGGTGTCTAGTTAAAAAAAACGGCGCTGATCGCGCTACTCGAGAACTTGAATGGGCATCAGAAGTTCACCCCGACTGATCGGTGTTTCTGCCTTTTCGTGGTCAGCTTCAAAGCTGCCTTTTTCAATTGACCAAGCCGTGCCGTTGAGGTCTGGCGGGTCAGCCAGCAAGACTTGGTTGATCTGCCTCGCTAAGTCATGGAGGCCAGTCTCACTGTCAGGCGGCGTGTTGATTTCAATGCCAATTTCAAGCTGACCCTCATGAATAAAGCGATGGTCACCCATCCCGACACGCTCAGAATCGGAGTAGGTCAGCCGCAAAGCGAATGCCGGGAGGCTGCTGGCAGGCGTAGGATGGGCGTTGCCGGTCGCATCATTCCAATCAGGAAATGCCGCAGCCAGCCGGGCGGCTGCAGCCATCAAAATAGCGTCACTCATGTAACCTCCTAGGTGACTTCAATACTGGCCCACATGCCGGGGCCGTAGGTTTCGGAAATCATCGCAACCCGCATAGTGAAGGGGGTGGGCACGCCATCAGACGCGGCCTGTGCGGCGGTGTAGGTAAAATTTGGCTCGGTGACCTCGGTTGTGTGCACAAGGGTGTCACCGCTGATAACCTCAACGGCGTAGCGCTCACTTGCTTCACCAAGGGGCACATCCGTGACCTCATCACGCCAATCGGCCTCCCCGTCCGTGCGCGTGCGTCTAACCCAAGTCAGAACCGTGTCGCTGTTACTTTCCAAAAGACGCAGATGACAGGGCGCATAAGGGCGACGGCCAGCAGCTTGGCCCACATGCGGGCGCACATCGTGTTTCGACACATCAAGATCCACAGGACCAAAGCGCACATATCGCTGTAATCCAACCTCAGATGACGCAAGGCCAAGCGGCTGCAGCGCGGTGTCTAAGGCAACCACAGTGGCACCTGATGGCAACGCGGAATTTGATACAACGCCGTCCGTACCTAGGCGGCCACGCAATAAACCACTTAATCGCCATTCACGATGCCCGATTAGCTCGGCATCACGAAACTGAACAACCTCCCAACCGGCGGCATGCTCAATGGCAAGCCCATTGCTGTTGTTGAGCACATCAGCGGCGGCGGCTGATGTTAAAACACCGCTGTTTAAGCGCACAGTGACGGTCACCTCTTGCCATGTGTGAGAGCCACCCGCAGCAAGCGCGCTTGTGGTTTCACCGATTGCAGACCGCACCGGCGCATCGCCACTATCGGCAAAACCCGTGGTGTCATCTGAACCTATCGCCCAGACAATGCCCTGTGGCCATGGATCAGAATGGAATGCGACAAGCGAATCCCATTCCTCAGCGATGCTGCCCGGCAAGACCGGAACATCCAAGATCCGCGCAATCACTGCAGAAGACCCTCGCACACGCCGTGAAAGCGCGGGGCGGGTAAGATTGCCTGTTGGGGCAAAACTGCCATAGTTGTAAGAACGCGCTTCAATGGTTTTGGTTTCGCCTTCAACCACGCGCTCAATCATCATTGGTCGCACCGCCTCATCACCCAAGCGCACGGGTACAACCACGCCGGGCCTGATGCGGGTGGAAGATCGCGGCAGTCGGAAACTGAGACTTTCGCGACCGTCCGCCGCGACCCGCAACAAGTGTTCAGCGGCCATGGTGCCGGAGTTGAAATCCATCACCAGAGGTGATTCAGCCGTTGACGTTCCCCCCTCACGGCCCGCACCGATAATTGCTCGCGTGGAAACACGCTCATAATTACCCAGTCCATCCAAGAACCGAACAATTGCGGTTGATGCCACATCCTCAAGCGCGCCGCGCTTAGCTGTGAACAAGGGGCCATTTTCCACATCTATGAACCATGACTCCTGAACCTCAGGCACGGTGATGGCAGCCCCGCGCGACTCAACCAAAACCCGCCCGCCCGCCTCATGGGACTGCAAGGCCAGCCCCACCTCCAGCGGTTGCAGAAAGTCCCGGAAACCTATCGGGGCAGAGGCCGGGTAGCCGTCCGCTTGACCAAAGCAGGCGCTCAGGTTCAAGTCGCTGTCAGACAACCCATGGTATCCTGTCAGGCGGCGCTCAATGGCCTCAGCCGCCGGGGCGGCTCCTGCGCGACCATTGAGCCAGTGGCCCGAGAACCAATCGGGGCCATCTGACCATAACGAGGTTTGCAGCGGGAATTCAGGCCATGGCCGGGCGTCCCAGCACCAAATTTGAACATCGTCAATGCTGACAGCGGTGCCGCCGTTGTCGCGCCACCATTCCAAACTGGCGCGCAAGTATTGGCGTTGCATGAAGTCATCTCGCACGCCAACTGAAAACCACGGCAAAAAGCTTTCCGAGGATTTCGGCGCGTAAAAGACGTTTGGTTGATTGGCCCCAAAAGTGACCGCCGGGCATCCAAGCTCTGTGAACCATACCGGTTTTGAACCAGCGACCCAATCGGTGGAAGGTGTTTCCCGGATGCCGCTAAGGCGCTCATGGTGCGTGTATGACTGCCAATCCCGCACCGCTTTTTGCCGATAGACCCAAGGCTCACCATAGGCCAGATCTTCAATTGGTGTGCGGATCTGCGCGGCCCGGTCGGCGTCGGATTGATAGTACCAATCCCAATATTCCCCGCCCTCAATATTCCCTTTCAAATAGTCCAGAGAATATGGCGAGGTGTGACCGCGCACCGGGTCATAGTCCAAGTGAGACGTGCCCGGTCGCCAATCTGAGATAGGCAAATAATTATCAATGCCCACAAAGTCTATGTTGGGATCAGACCAAAGCGGGTCCAAGTGAAACCGCAAATCGTCACCATCCTGATGGGAGTGATATTCTGACCAGTCTGCACCATAGCTGATGAGCGAGGTGGGCAGAATTGTGCGAACATCGGCTGCCAGCGTTTTGAGCGCAGACACAAACGGATACACACCCGGTTCACTTGGGGCCATTGATAGCCCCCGCATTTCGGTGCCGATCAGAAATGCGTCAACCCCACCCGCAACTGAGGCGAGGTGCGCAAGGTGCAGAATGAACCGGCGAAAACGCCATTCTGCCGGGCCGCTATATGTCACGGCATTCTCGGCGGCGGTGAAATCAGAAGGAGCGGCGGTGCCCATGAATGCGGCGATTTCAGTGCCAACACCCTCACCGTTGCGCGGCGCGATCCTGCCACGCCAAGGATAGGCACCTTGCACACCGTCGCCCGATGGATCGGGTAGGGCTTGGCTGTCTGTCACATCCATCATCACAAACGGATAGAGCAACACACGCTTTCCGCGTGCGCGCAGGTCGCGAATGGCGCTGATCACCGCAATATCGGCGGGCGTTGAGCCAAAGGCGGGCCGCTCGTCCGAAGTTTGCGAAACCTCGTTTGCGGTCTCTTTGGTCAGTCCAGATGCACCCCATGGTACGCTTGTGGATTTCTCCCGATCTTCAATGCGTGGTTCAATCTCACAAAGACCAGCGCGCAAGTCGGTGCCAAACCATGCAACAACAAGGCTCACGGTGTTGGCCTCAGGGAGCACAGTTTCCATGTGGTTTAAACTGACAGTCCAATCAGAAACACCGCTGTAACGCGCTGCATTGTCGGCTTCCTGTTGAACAACCTCACCTTGATTGTTGAGTTCCTGCTTATGCACAACCTCAGGCATATAGCCCCACTCGGTAGAGCCGGGGATGATGTTCACACCCTTGACCAGTTGCTCCATTTCACCGCTTTGGCCAAACACTTCGACCTTGATCTGAGGCACCGCGTTGTTGAAATCTGCAAGTGGCAAATCCTCAAATAGGATGTACGCGGTGCCGCGATAAGCAGGGGCTGAACCTTCAATCGCCAAAATCAAAGGGTCTGTCGTTTGCGTCTCAGACCCCGGGTAAAACCGCAACCGCCCATCGCTCAACAAATCGGTGATGTCCAGCAGTTCTCCATTGGCCCAAATTCGGCCAAACCCAGACAATTGCCCCTCGCCCAGCGAGACCGCAAAGGAGGCAAAATAGCTGTATTCAGTTTTTTCAACTTTTTGCTTGCGCTTGCCTGACCCAACTTTTTGGGTGGATGTCTTCACGACCTCTTTGAGCTTTGCTGCCCAGATGACCTCCCCGGCGATGGCAACCCGTCCATTCAAGCTAAAAAGCGGGGCACCTTCTTCACTGGTCATAACATCCAGCGTTTCCAAGCGCGGCCCCTCTTGCTTGGTTGCGGGAGCCAGAGCCGATAAAAGGCGCTGATCAATGGCGCGGCCAATGGAAGCGCCAACCGCTTTGCCAATCGCTGCCGCACCAATCCCGAACACAGTGCCGCCAATAGCGCCACCAACGGCGGCCCCTGCCGCACCAAGTAATAGCGTTGCCATGAAGCTTACTCCACTGTTTCGATGTTTGAATAAATCGGATCAAGCATAGCCAGAGCTTGCGCTTGAGACGTGTAATGTCGGGACCGGGCGAGGGGAGAGCCGTCGACCAAGAGCGATATTTCCGCATAATAGCCGTTGGGGTCTGGATAGATCACCGCAAGGCAATCGTCTAACCTCAGGCTTTTAGGCCCGGTTTCGCAGCCTGAGGGGCAAGGTATGGCCCAAGCACTTGTAACGGATCGGATATGGTCAGGGCTTTCGGTTACGCCGCAATGTTCCCAAGCGTGAATGATTCCCAGATCGGTGAGAATGCCAACATGGGCCGCGCGCTTCTTGCCAACGCGATAGGTCACGATATTGCCCGGGCGCGCATCCGAAATAGCAATCGGGGTGACATGCTGCGGCAAGGTTTTCAATATCGGCTCACCAACCCCGCTTGACCAATCGTGATGCCACGGTGGTGGGGTGACCACCTTTCCTGCGACCTCGGAAAACAAGCCCCGGATCAATCCGACACAATCCGCACCTGCGCCGCGAAATGCGCCCTGCTGAATAAAGGGTGTACCAATCCAAGCCCGGGCGTGAGCTATGACTAAGGCGGGGTTTAACGCATCATTCAAAACGGCTGCCTCCGGTCTGATCCGGGTCACCCTCAATGCCATAATCACGCAAGAACGCCTCGCCGGGCATGTGCGGGAAGCCCCGAAAGTTCACCAAGTTGTTGAACCGATTGCGGCAAGTGTCAGCCGTTCTGTTGCAGCCCGCTGTCACTGTCAGCGTATCACCAATAGCAATGGTTGCCGCCGGTGCCCGCCAAAGCGACAAGACCAGTGATCCCGCACTATCCAAAGTCGCCCGGATGTCACCTGCCGATCCCGCGTTGCCCCCTGTCAGCCATTCCACCGTGCCTTTGTCAAAAAAGCCCGGATTGAACTCGTCCAAACCTGATACCCAGACCTCAAGGCCATCAACCGAAACAACAGTGGCGGTGGCTTGCCAAGCGGTAAGATCAAGCCCGCAGCGCCCATCCCCAAGGCGGCGCACATCGCAAAGTGTGGTATGTACGCGACCCTCTGGCCGATCCAAAGAGGCGGCCAAGGACCGCAGCTCGGCACGAAATGCCACACCACCGCGTTCAACTTCACCGACCGTGTAGCGCCCCAAAAGCGCACGTGTCGCAGTGTTGCGCCAATCCACATCCCAGACCTCAACAGCGGCACCATCAAAGCGCCCGGCAATAAGATCGGCCTCCGTGATGGCCTGATGAGAAAGCGCACCGTGCGCCTCCATTTCATCAGGCGCAAATCCAAGTGTTGAGGCTGCTTCACTTGCGCTCAGTGCGGCCTCTGCGCTGTAGGTTACGCCGTCAAAACTGATATCCGCGTCATGATCGGTGAACCCCATTACCGTCTCATCGGCGCGGGTGATGCGGAAACAACGGCACAAGGTTGTGCTGCCCGTTTCAAGGGCGTCTGAATAAGCACTCATGTCAGATGTTCCTCAGCTCAGCCAATCAAGGCGTTTTTCAATCAGCGTGATATCCGGGGCCATGCCAGAGCCGCCGTTTTCATTGAAATAAGCCCACTCCAAGGAAAGCGAGCTGTCTGAAAACCGAACCGGTACATCAAAGGTGAACCCGGCAGTGAGGGGGAGACCAGCAGCGGGCGGCGTGTCAAATGTCAGCACGCCACCAGTGGGTGAAAGCGTCCATCCTGAAACGATCTCGGTGCCATCAACGGCCACCCTTAGGGATGTTGAGTGCGGCAGCGCGATGGGGCGCAAGTAAGGATTGGTCAGTCCATATCGTTTGGTGATCTGGAATGCAGTTGTGACCCCATCCCCAAATGCAGGCTCATATTCGGTGCTGCCTGTGATTGGGCTGCCAAGGGGTTGGTCAGTCGGCGTGATTGGCCCGGGTGCTAAAGCGCTGCGCCAATCCAGCCAATCGCGAAAGTGGAACGAGTTGGCGCGGCCCCGCACCTCCTCAAACAGCTCAACCACTTTGGCAAGATCAGCATGTGAGCGGATTGCCAGACCGGCGGCCCAAGAACGCCGGGCATGTGTCCAACGCTGATTGGATTCCTCATGACCACTTGCCAACATGACCACTTCATCACGGCGCTCAAGGATGGCTTGGCAGCCCTGTGCAATATCGCGCGGGAATTCGATTGAATAGTGGGCCATTGCCGCTTCCTTCGGTTTGAAAGTTAAACAAGCGTCAGTAACTCACGCAGTGCTTGCGCAAGATGGAGTGGTTTGATAAGCTTGCCCCACTACATAGTGCTGTTAGAATCATGATGGCACTGTGTGGGAGCGCTAAGGGACGGGCGCACACGCTAAGGACGTGTGCCATAGCGCGGAGATAAGTAAAGAGAGAGTGATAAAGCGACAGGTTCGGTTGGCTGCGGTCGCGCTGCCAATACGATTTCTATACCCCGAAGTTGAGAGGCTTTGGGATCTCACCCTCGAGCGGTAATCATTCCCGCTCCTTATTTTTAAGGAAGATCCAAATGAAAATACTTGTTGAGCTAGTCTCAGAAACCAATGTGAAACTTGGTTTTCTTGAGGCTCAGGGATTTGGCGCGCTTGTCATTTCTGTGACCGTGGCAGTTTTGTTGGTCATCTCAGGAAAGCGGCTTTTCAAGCTTTGGGGAACCAGCGCGAAACAGGACTAACGCGCCAATCCCTCAACAAAAACCGCCCTAAAGCTACGTTGCCCGATTTCCCACAGCAACCGCCCGGGAAATTTGCTGCCCGATCTGTGCCCGGCTGGCCTGAAAAGCTTGCGGGTCTGGTGTCTGGATGTAGACATTCACCGCCCGACCCATGCCGCCCATATCCCCCGGCCTACGCACGCTAACCTGTTCAGCGTCCGAAGTGCGCAGCACGGTCAAGTTTCGGTCGATCCCGGCCTTACCGCTGACAGTTACGTCACCACCTGTATCAAGGCCAAGGATGTTGCCGACAAAGTTGTTTGCCCCAGAGAACAGACCCTGCAACAAACCGCCGCCACCTGATCCGCCGCCGGTGCCGGAAAAGCTTTCTGACAGGTTGTCAAAGAGCGCATCCCACGCGGGCGAAAAGGCAAGGTCAAACAAGCGATCAAGGGCCGATGACACAACGTTTGCGAAGGTGTCACCAAAGCTCTGCCCCTCAAACAACAGGGCACGCAGGTTTCCTTTCACCACGTCCCAACCATCCGCATCAGCCGTTTCATCTATGGCCGAACCGATGTCGCGCAAGGCGTTGGCCACACCACCACCGCCGCCCGGTGTGTCTGGCGTATCCGCACGGTCGCCGGGGGAGATGGGGGTGATCAAATCGTCACCACCAAGCGTGACCGTCCCACCGGCTGCGTCGGCAATCGCCTCCTCCAATGAGCGAATATTTTCCTCAGTCCGTTTAAGCTGATCCTCATATTCAGTCCCGGCGCGCAGAAATTCCTGTTGCTGCTTTCGGAGTTCGACCATTCGCAACTGCAAGTCCTCAAACGCCTCAGAGCTGCGCGCGGGTGCCACGTCGATGGACGGAAAGCCAAGAGAGTTTAGGGCGTTTTCAGTGTCCGAAATCGCCCCCAGAATGTCTTGATAGTCGGATGATTGAAGCTTTAGCGCGCGTTGCTCAGCCACGATTGCTTTGACGTTTTCATGACGCGCCCGGGCCTCATCAAGCTTTTTGTTTGCCGCATCCAGTGACATGCGTGTGCTTGTGCCCAGAACCTCGGATAATAGCTGTGATTGGGTGATTTCGTCACCCAGCGCCAATGTGACATTATCGGTCGCTGTTGAGAGTTTGGTTTGTTCAGGCGTAAGGGCAATTGCCGCGCCCGTTATTGCCGCCAAGCCTGCGGCGATCAATCCCACCGGCCCCATGAGGGCCGAAACCCCAACCGCCATAAGGCCGATTGCTGCGGTAACGGGCGGGATTGCAACGGCCAGCGCGCCAAACATCACAACGGTTTTTTGACCCTCTGGGGTGAGGTCAGTGAACCACCCGATCAGGTCTTTCAAACCCGCAATGATGGGCGGCAAGGTGTCCACAATAACACCGCCAACGATTTCTTTGACGTCGCCCCATGTATTTGACCACGCATCAACAATACCGGCCCCGGCGTCCCGCGCGGCGGCAGCTTGCCCACCGTAATATGTTGCGATCTCATCAAGGATTAGGCGCTGTGCCTCGGCAATGTCGCCGGTTTTGGCGAGGTCTTTGATAACCTCGGCTTGCGTCTCACTAAACGTGATGCCCGCGCGGCTCATAGCGCTCAAACCCTTCACCGGATCATTGAGGGCCTTGCCAAGCATGATTGACGCGCTTTGTAGGTCGCCATCCAGAGTGGTCGCCAAATCAAGCGCAAGGCTTTGAGCGTCGGTAAAGATCTGGCCAGACACATTGCCAAATGTCAGCAATTGGGCGGTGACCTTGTTCAGGATATCCTCATCGCCAAACCGGGTGAGGTCTTGTAAGGCGCTGGCCTGTTCATTGAGCTGTGCGGCGGTGAAACCAGCAGCGCCGCCGGTCTGGCGCACTGCCTGCGCAACTTTCGCCTCAGCCCGGGCTTGCTCATCATAGAGGCCGATCACATCGCGAAACGCCAAGGCAACCGCCCCCGTAGCCAATGTACCCGCTGCGCCAAAGCGCTGCATTGAACGCCCGGCGCGGGCTGTGCGCTCGCTAACACTTGCTGCAAGCGCATCAGTTTCGCGCAGACGTCGATTAACCGACCCAAAGGCCGGGCCGCTTTGATCGCGGCCCGTGATGTTGAAAAACAGGTCTTTTACTTTACCGAACATAGCTCACCTTTTGCTTTGCGCGCTCGCCTCGCACTCAAGGAAGGCATAAAGGCCGCGCAATTCTTCAATGGGTCGTTCAATGATTTCAGATGGGAATTTGTTCAGGCGCACAGCGAGGCGATAAACCATTTTCGCCTCGCCGCTTGCCTGTATCAGTTTCCCAAGTCGGGAACGCTTGAGAAACGCATAATCGCATTTGCGATCTGCGTAAGGATGCGCCCGGGCACGTTCTCGGTGAGCGCTTGAACAGTCTCGGCCTTGTCGTCAAACAAGCGGTTTCCATCCTTATCCTTGGCCAGCAACAGGACGGTGTAGAGGGTAATGCGCGCTTCATCTTGCGCATTCCCGGCACGCGCACGAACCTGTGCGGCTTGCGCGTTGGTGGGTGGATCAAAATAGATCACCAAGGGTTCACCGTCCGACTTGGTGACGCCCGGCACGGTGAAAGTCTGATTGCGCAGCCGGTCATAGTGTTGGGTCAGTGAGGTCAATGCGTCGTTCATCATGCCACCGTGTTTTTGCTGAGAGTGCCAGAGGCGTTGCGGAAATTGACGGTCTTGGTTGGGATGCCATCTTTACTGCCCGCCATCGGCGTGGCTGTAACCAAGATGGTGCCGGTGAAGTACGCAGATCCGCTGGTTTCACCGCCCGGGTAAAGATCAATCTCAAACGTATCGCCAATTGCAATATCGTCGCCGGGGTCAGTGGGATCTAGGTAGAATTCGACCGAGCCAGAAAAGCGGGACACAGTGGTAAAAGCGCTTTCACCTGCATCACCCATTCCCCACCCCGCCACCACATCAGCGGATTCGTCAATGTTCCAGTTTTGGACCGCGCCAACGCGCTCCTTTGAGGCACCGTAGCGGAAAACCCCATCCTTACCTTTCAACATGATATCAGTTCCTTTCGAGAATAAGCCGGATCAGACCCGCGCCATCAGGTTGCGGGTCTGCCACGCGAAGGGTGGTGCCAGCCGGAAAACCCGGGTGCGACTGGGTGAGGGTCACCTGATCGCCTTGGCGGGGCGTGAATGTGAGTTGTTCGGACCCAAAAGTTAGGGTGGGCTGGGTCGTGGCAACCCCGGGACCGGGGCCGCCATCAATGAGCGCATAAGGTGCAGAAAACACGGCGGTGATTTCCGCCGGGGTCTGACCTTGGCCCTGATAGGTGATCACCTCGCCAAATACGTCTGGGTCAGTGAAAATTGCCCACTCTTCGGGGCCTTCAATCATGCCTCGGTTTTACCCTCTGGCACTTTGAGGTCAGGGCGACCAGATTTACCCTCGGCGCGGTTTTCCGGGGCAGGTGTTTCCACAGCTTTTGGTGCCGCAGCGGCTGTTTCAGCGCCGCTGCCCTTAGCGGATTGGACGTCTTGACCGGGATAGCCAACAAGGCCCTTGTCAATCAGGCGAGACAGGCGCTCGGCGGCAACCCGTCCTGCCGGGATCTCATCGCCTTTGTTGTAAATCGCACCCTCAATTTTGACGCGGCCATTGGCAATGGGGTTAGTGGACTTGGGGTTTGTCATCTTCGATCTCCTCGCGTTGCTCAACGGCATCAAATCCCGCTTGGACCAGCGAGGCTGCGATATCGTTGACGTTGAAGCCATGGGTCCGGTTTGGGACCAAGAACACCGCAAAAGCAGTGATGAGGGCGCTGGTTGCACCAAGAATTGCAGCGCCCAGAAGGTCATTTGAGTCACCACCTAGGAGCCACAGCAACACAGGTGGGACAATCAGAGAGAAAACAAAGGCGGTGATCGCCTTTGCGTAATAAGCCAATTCCATTGGGGAACCCTCCGGGAAAGGCGACACCCTCAGGTTGGGGTGCCGCTCAATTACATGGGGTTGTGCGCCTTAGGCGTTTTTGCCCATTTTGAAGGACTCAATGTGGCGCAAGGCAAAGTCCACATCTTGGAAGGCACGCAGGACGATGCCGCCGGATGCCGCCTTTGCTGCCTTGTCAATTGAAAGGTCAAGACCCGACCACATGCCAATCACCAAGTTGGACCAGACGCCAAAGAAAACTTCGAAATCAGCCAGAACATTGCTTTCGTTGACGCCGTACTGCAGCAGCTTGTCAGTGTTGCGGAAGAACAGCGGGTTGCCGTTCCCGTCAAGTTGTTCCTCAAGGCCGCCATAGGAAACTGAGTTCATCAGCCACTTTGGATTGGACCCCATCGCGTTGGCAGACTTTACAGCGGTTTTCATACCAACCAGTTCTCGGCGTGTGATTTCATCAGTAGTGCTCCAGTCGGTCGCTGATGCAACAATCTGAGAGCGCACGGATGTTGGGGCGTTGGGGGATGCGTGGCCCGGAACAGCCGCGCGTTCAATTGCGCGCGCGGCAGTGTAAATAATGCTGTTGCGCACCAGCGTTTCAATGCCCGGCGTGCCTTGCTTCATCATCTTGCGGGTGATGGGTGTGCCAAAGCCAACTGTGTGAGGTGAGAGAGAAACGGTCCCCACGGTGATCTCGCTATCTGTACCGTCTTCATCTTCACCCAGCCAGTATTCGGTCACATCACCGGTTTGCTTGGGGATATCCACATCACCCACCAGACCGGGCAGAACAACCGCCCCAGCCCCTGCCAACGGCATTGCATCTTTAAGCGTGTCGATAAATGAACCCGCCATCAGGTTGGTTGCAACCAGATTGCCACCAGCAGCCGGGGTGCCCACGTTCTGCGCGCGCGTTGCAAAGCTGCGGTCAAATAGAATGTCGGTGGGCAGCGTGAATTCGGTGTTTGCGCCCTTTTCGTTGGCCGCTGTGCGGGCCGCTTCAATTTCCATACCGGCGGCACGTTCGTTGGCATCAGATGGATTTGCCATGTAACGCACAAGGTTCATCAGTGAGAAATCGCGAATTTCCTGTTGATTGAGGCCGATGTGATTTTGTGAAGCGTTGCGCTCGGCGGTGTTGGTTTCCGTGATTTGATCCATCACGATTTCGCGGAAAGAACCCACGGATGTGCCCTTGTCCAGCGCGTTGCGCACGGTTTCAGTGGCCATGTTGAAACGCTCACCAATCGCAATGATTTCGCTGGAGCGGCGGCGTTCGGCGGTGAGAGCGTCAGCCACGCCTGGTTCGCTGCGCTGTTGGGGCGCGTCGGGCGCTGCTGCTACGGCTGGGGTTGCAGGCGTTTGGTTGTCGTCACGGGTTTCAGTGGTGGCGGTGTTCGGCATCTCTGCCTCCTTTTCGGTGATGATGATGGTGGCCGCTGCGTTCTGATCTGCCCGCCCGTAACCAACGGTCGGGTCAGCCGGAATGGCGACGAAAGAGATTTCCTTTGGCACCCAACGGGTGACGCGCACGACCGGGTGCCCGTCCTGTTCAGGCATCCGCTCTGCATGTGTGATGGCGTATCCAACGCTCACACAAGTAATGTCCCCATCCCGAACCCGGGCAAGGACGTCTTCGGCGGCGGGGGATTTGGAAAAACGGACCAACGCTTTGCCGCGTGCCCCCTCCAGCCACGCCCGAACCACAACACCAATTTTGGCGTCAAGAACGGGCTTATGATCTTTCAGCAATGGGGCAGCACCAGAGTTGAGGCGTGTTAGGTCAACCTCACTCTCACCGTGCCCCAAAACTTCCAGAAAGCTTTCCTCACGCTCAAAGTTGTAACGCTTGTATGGCGTTTCGCTTGAGAATGAGATTTCCACCTCCCGGGAATCAGAAGGGGCACCGTCTGGTGCCCCTGTGATCTCACCCATGCGATGGGCGAATGCCGGAATTTTAAGGCTCATGCTGTCACTCCTTTTGTGGTGGGTCGTGATCGCCCGGCGTGCCCTCATCCAGCACCCCAAGCCATTCAGGCACCGGCAAGCCGCGCTTTTGGAACGCGGCCACTTCTGCTGCGCGTTCATCCAGCACATCTTCAAAGGAACGACCACGCTCGGCGCAAATTTCGGTCAGGGACTTGTCCCCGTTTGCCAAAGCAGTGGCGTTGGCGTTGGCGTCATCCTTTGGATTGACGCTTGCCCATCCGCGTGGTCGCCATGTCGCCGCGTTGAATTTGTCGAATTTGGAAATTGGCAAGGCCAGCGCACCCGTTAGCAGCGCAAGGTGCAGCCACCTTGAGAAAACTTGATCGTGCAAGCCCTCATAGATCGCGCGCTGCAACATGCGCCATTCGTCGCGTTCCTCACCTTTGCCCGCACGCAGTGTCACGAAAGATGAGTTTTTCATATTGCCGGTGAGGCTTTCCGGGGCCACACCAAGCCCGGCGGCGGCTGATGTGGTCATGTGCCAGATAAATGGCTCAACCGCCTGATCTGGATACTTGCTTTGACTCCAAGTCGCTTTGACGCCCGGGGGCAGCATTCCAATGGTGCCCGCCTCGATTTCGTCAATAGGCGTATTTTCATGAGCTGCACTGAGTTGTTGGCCCGCGTTTTCTTGTTCGAAAAACAACATCTGCGCCGCGCCATAGTTCGCGGCGGCCATGGCCGACTCTTGAAAGCCTTCAATCATATTGAGGAGGCGCAACGCCGTGGATGAGCGAGGAACACCAAGGACTTGGCCAATTTCCTCAGGTACAACCACATAGATCATGTTCTTAGCGGGCACCCGTTCGCGGATGCGGGCGGTGCCGTGGTGCGCTTCTGATTGGGGTTTGTTCCAAATATGGAAAGCAAGCACGCGGCCATTTTGATTAAACTCAATCCCGGCCTCAATGTAGTTGCCGCCGGGCAGGGCTTGCGTCAGATCCAAGTCAAGCCGGTCAAACAGCACCGGCTCCACCTGAAAGCCAAAGGGACCATAGCCGCGCCCCTCATACATGCGAATAAATGCTCCGCCTTCACGTGCAATGCCGGTGGCGATTTGGCATTCCAGCCCCCACCAAGACAGGTTGCCGCAGATCGTTGGTGAACCCTTTTTGCCCCATTTCGTCCATGCAGCCTCAACAGTGGCGTTCGCGCGGGTGTCCTTCGACCCGTTTGGGTCACGCACATTCATCTGTAAGCGAATACCGCTTGGACCAATTGCATGGCGGCGGATAAGCATTTCATAGGACCGTGCAAGGTCGAAATTGTGGGATGCATGCCGGGAATGACCAACAAGACCACGGATCTCACGGCGCGTCTCATCTCGGGTTGTGGTGCCAAAGATATTGAAACCAGACGCAAGACGGTCGGGATAGGCCGCGCGGTATGATCGTGTCGATAGGGCGGGTTCACGGCGGTGAGAAGGCGGGGAGGCCGGTTTTTCAGACCGGCGTGCAAAAGGCCAAAGCTTCAAAACGAGACCCTCCGATATTGGATAGGTGATCCGCCCGGGTTGCGCTCTTGCGCGACCCGTTGGGAATAGATGGACTGCAGCCGGGTCAGGTCTTCTATCGGCGTGCGGGCGATACTGCGGCCTTCAATCGTGTAGCTTTCAGCATCCTTACTCACACGCCCTTCAAGGGTTGCGTCAATTGCGGCAAGGATGCGCTCAGCGCCGCTACGTTGATCACCTGTCGCCTGCAAGGGATCTGGCAAAATGCAGATCCGCCCGACGCTCAGCCGGGCGCGGTCGCCTGTACCAGCGTTAAAGGCCAGCGCAGACCATTCATATTCCCCGGGCGCAAGGCTTTGGGTTTCAGATGCAGGATGAGTGATCACAAAGCTGGTTTCGCCATGGCTCGCCACTATGGTGATCGGGTCACCACCAGTGACGGGCCGCAAGATGTAATGAAGTGACCAATCCGGGGGCGGGTGCGATGCGAAAGCGGGAGCATCAGACCAAGCCCAACTGTCACCCGCAACAAGCTGCGACGGGATGTTCGTTTCATTTGTCATCTATCATCTCCACCGGTGGGGGGTGTTGGCAGCAATAAAAAGAACCCAAAGGTTATAATCACCGCCAGTAGGTCGGGCAGTTCAGCGCCCCCCATCAAAACGGGATTTCATCGTCATCAATGGGGTTTGAAGAACCACCACCCGTGCCGCCATGGGTGCCGCTAGACCCGCCACCGTAACCGCCACCCTGCTGGCTGCCATATCCGCCGCCGGACTGATCGCCCTCACCGCTGCGCGGGCCGCCCAACATCTCAAGCGTGCCCTCAAATCCAGATACAACAATCTCGGTGCTGTACCGGTCTTGGCCATTTTGGTCTTGCCATTTGCGCGTGCGCAGACGTCCAGCGATAAAGACTTTGGAGCCTTTCTTGAGGTAGCGCTCCGCAACCCCTGCAAGACCCTCTGCGGTGATCGCAACGCGGTGCCACTCTGTTTCTTCGCGCGTCTCGCCTGATTGGCGATCACGCCATTTGCGTGTGGTGGCGATACTGAGGTTGGCGACCTTGCCACCATTTGAAAAACTGCGCACATCCGGGTCGGACCCAAGATTGCCGATGATTTCAGCACGGTTGAGAGCCATTACCACTTTCTCCTTGCTCGCTTCACCTTCCACTGAGGTGCCTTTGCGGGCTGTTCAGTGGGGGTGGGTTTCGGTTCAGTGAGGGTGCCTGTTTTGGTCTGGCCATCCTCATCAGTGTAGGTGATGGCCATCAGGTTGCCCGGGCCGGGCAGTGCCCAGAGGGGCGGATTTTCCCGGTTGATCGCCTCAGCTTCCAGCACGATGACAAGGGCAAGGCTGTAAACGCTAAGATCCAAGGCTTCATTGCGTTGAACGCCCGGGCGTTTTGCCCATCCGTCATCATAGCGGCGTTCGGCGCAAAATTCTTCAAACACCTCATGCGAGGCGTATTTCGGCACGTTCAACTTTCTCGAACCGCCGAATTCCTGCATGAGCGAGGCGGCCACCTCATCTTTCAGCTTGTCCGTGCCCGCCTCAATGGCCGGTACATCGCGCGCGACATGCTCTTTGCCACGGTGTGCTGTGTCTGGATATTTCAACGCGGCGCGTGGGGGCCTATCACCACCTTTACCCATGGCCAGATAAAACCGGTTCGGGTGTAGAAGACGGCACTTTCGGTAGAAGTCTCGCGCCCGTGGTGTGACCCCCGGTTCGCCGCGCAGATCGCACACAATTGCCAAGACTTTCAGCGCATAGCCACCGGTGGCGGATGGGTATGTTTTCTCCATCAACGGGAGAATGGCATCCCAATCTTCACCATATCGGTCGGGCCGGATGCCGCGCCCTTCATGGTGTGGGGCCGTCTCCGGCGGGTTGACGATATCAAAACGGTCAATGACCACACGCTCAAGGTCAAGCGTCCAAGCTTCCACTTGGCAAACGAATTTCCCTTTCTGTACGTCGATGGCGGCGGTGAGAAAGGCGGTGCCCTCCGGTGCAACCTGCCATGCGTGATCCGTGGCGGCCTCTTTTAGAACCTCCACGGTTAGACCGGCTGAAACAGACCGCGCGCGCGGCAGGTATGGCAAGCCAAGCTCGGTATTGGTGACCGATTTCAAACCGCCCTCACCACCGGTTTTGCTGTGCTCTTCCTCAGCTTCGATGTGACGGCTGACAATGCGGGACCACGGGGCCAACGCTGCGGCGGGGCCGGGCAGCCAATAGGATGCGGTTGCCACCTCGCGGGTCAGATCCGCCAAGGGAACCAACTCTCCATTTGTATCCTCATGCAGCCATTTGGCAGCAAGGTTCAATTCAGCTTTGTGGCGCGCCTCCATAACGCTGCCACAATGGGGGCAGGCCATATATGCAGCCGCGCCGCGCTCAAGTGGTGACCCCGCCTCCGGGAATTGCAGCCTCTCAAAACGAGGTTCAAAATGTTCGTGGCAATCGTGGCACTGCCAATACAGCCGACCACGCGACCCGCTGTTGTAAATTGGAACGATACCGCCACTGACCGGCGGGGCCTCATGTGGTGTGCTTGGCGTCCATGTTTCATCAATCACCGGGTAACGCGGTGACGATTCGATGATCGTCATAGCCCGGGAACCCGCATCCTCGGTGCGTTTGCGCATCAGGCCAAAGGCGCTGCCCTCTCCCATCCCCTCAGCGTTTCGACCGATATCAGCAGGGAAGGCATCGTAATCAGTGCCGACCACCAAAGCGATAGAACGTTGCGCCAGCTTATCTTTGACAGGCCAGTCAATCGTTAACCGCATCCCGCCCCGGAATTTCTTGGTAAAAACGTTATCTGCGCCCTTACCCTTGGCCAGACGTTCGCGCAAATCGGGGCTGTTCTTGATCAATTCATCAAGCGCACCCTCTGACCATTCTTGCGCGGCCCCCTTGGTGGGGCTGAACACCGCGACCACGCGCGGTTGCGCAAGGATTGCATGGGCCAGCGGGTTCATAACCAAGCCCTCAGACTTCGAAGACCGCGCCGGGCCAACAAAGGCAATGCTGTCAAACCGTCTGGATGTGACAACCTCCATCGGTTCATTCATGTAAGGCGCTACATCTGGACGCCACTTTACCCATTGGCCGCCGCTTTTGATCAGGCGGCGCGGGGCGGTATCCAAAACCGAGACGCGCGCCCGTGGCCGAATTGAGGGCAAGGCGGATCGAATTGCTTTTGTAGCGCGGGAGAACGGCGGTAGCGGCTCAATATCAAATAGGGCGTCATTCGCTTTCGCCATTGTCGATTAACTCCCCGATTTTGCTTTCCGCGCCCTCAAGCACGTCATCACAAACACGTTCGACTTTTTCTAAGTCACGCCCCTCAAGGCCAAGGGCACGTGCCAATTTGTCGGGCAGCGCATCAAGCGCATCGCGCACCGTTTCGTTGTAAGCCTCAAACGCCGCCACAACGTCATCCATCCACACAAGCTCGCGCCGGTTGGTCGCTTCAACACGCCGCAACGCCTCAAGTTCAATGAGTTTGCGCTGATCTGAAAGGCTCATTTTCCCAGATGACCCAGCAGCAGACTCGCCACCCAGCAGGGCCATGGAAAGTTGGGCGGTGGCGGCATCACCTGCCGCCTTGGCGCTTTCTTCCTCAGCCCGCATTGCCTTCATCCAAGCGAATGCTACAGAGAGGCGGAATTGATAGGAGCGCCCATTTGTTCCAGCATCTTCAAAGGGCAAAGGATTGTCTGGACGGCGCAACCAGTTTGAAATTGTGGTGCCAGATACGCCAAGCCCAACCTCAAGCTGTGCTTTATTCACCAAAGCGTCGGGCACCCCTTCGGGCAGCGGGTGGGTTTCTACAAGTTCGACCTCAACGCTGGTTAGTTCGCGCAGATCTTGCGTCTGATCTGTCATTGCAAACCGTCCTTTACCGAATGGAAAAACAACAACCACAACCCAAAGTGCAAGTTGCCCAGAAACAGAAAGTCACAAATCACACATGCGCGCGAATTACCCATGTGGCGTGCGGCTGGAAAGAACCTATCGGGCACTTCCTACCGCTTTGCGCATTGCCTTGAGCATTGCTGAGGGCATTCGGGCTGTGGCAGTCTTTGCGGCCCCCATCACCAGCTTTAAGCGCGGCGCATAGCGCGCGCGGTCAGCGTAGTGGATCAAGAGTTTCAGCGAGCCATTGCGCTTATTGCGCTGCCAGATGCCAGCCCGGCGGTGCCCTTTGGGTTTTCCGCTGAAAACCTTCTGGCTGTTGAGGGTACGGCCAACCGCGCCCCGTGGCATGTTCCCGTATTTATTGAGCCGCTGGCCCACCGGCACAAGGATGGCCCGGCGCGCAGGTCTGCGGTCGCCACCATCTTCAAGGTGTTTGAGATATTCGCCCTGTATGGCCTTTGCAAACACCGTGCCGGTGAGTGTGCGTTTGCTTGCACGGCGCACTGAAAAGGCCCTCAAGGTGAATGGGGTGGGGCGATCAATCGCGCGGCGCAAGCGCTTTTCCCAATTCTTGCGGATTTCATTCAACACATCGTTGATCGCGAGACTTAGCGCGAATGGGATTTGGCGCTGTGCCACATCATTGAGGCCACGCCGAAATTCCCTGATGTTGTTTTTAATTCTCAGATCCAAGGCGGGCGCCTCTCTTACCCAAACCCCCAAGCCCCGGTTTGACCAGCTTGACCAACCTGTGATTGCGCCACCGGTGACTTGGGGGTGTCTCCAAGAGGGCTAGCGCTGTTGCTGATCGCCTCTCGCACCTCTTTGACGATGCCAAGGGTTATATCTCAAGCCTACGGGCCGTTGCGTTTTTTCAGCAAGTGAGTTCTGCGGCGGGCATATAACCGCAACAGACCGCAAGGCGGGTTCCGATCTCAGCAACCGCAACCGTAACGGCATCTTGTGCGATCTCATTTGAAGGCGCAGCACCTGCTTTTTTCAGGATCTCCGCACCGTTCATTTCGTCGATGGCGGCCCACTGTACAAGCTGGCGTAACGCAATGCGGGCTGTGCGCGGGCCACGCCTTTGGCGTTGCGCGTCCTTGATTGGCACTATCATTTCACCCCCCTCAAGTGCCGTGTGCATTGTGCGCAGGCGTTCTGCGGCGGTGATGGCACGGAGGCTGGGGCCGCGCGCACCAGCCCCACCGCCACCCCCACCTGTAGGGTCACTGGTGCCACCTGAGGAATGCACCGTTTCGAACACGTCCACGTAATCCAGCACAGCGGCCTTTGCGGCTGGGTTCAGGATGCGCAAGACCGGGGGTTGCTTGACACGCCACACGCGCGCACGGTGCGACACGATGCGATCATCCTCTACGCCAAGCGTTTCAATGTTGTCCTGCCTAACAGCCGGGCGCGCTAGGTTGTATGTGCCACCATCAGACAAAGTGGCTTCGGTGTCCCACGTAAACGGTGGTAGCGTGACTTTGGGTGCTGGACGCTTCTTACCTTTTCTGGCCATCATACTTGCCCTTTTCCGGGTGGGATGGGTGAACCAACCCCCATTGATTTCTATTTTTTCGGCTACAAGACAAATTCGCCCATATAGCGCGACACTCACCCTCTTCACCCTCTTCACCACACCCAATAATTTCAATTACTTATAAGAGAAAAAGAGGGTGACCTTGTGGTGAAGAGGGTGAGGTAAGTTTTCAAAATTTGCCGTTTTCGCATATCCCTTCCCCGCCGGACCACGGCGGGGGCCGCTTTCCCCACGCCCTGTTTCTCATTCGGGGTGACCTTTTTTCACCCCCTCACCCGGGGCGCGGGGCGGGGAGGTGACGTGCGCGGGGAGGGATAAAGGCGGTCAAAACGGCGGTGGGTTATCATCGCTCACGTCGCGTGCTGTGCTGATCCGCACACCGGTTTCACGTTCCACCAAATCGGCAGCGGCAACGCTCCATTCCAAGCCCTTCCAATGCGAGCGACCGCGCACCGGGCCACGCTCAAAGCCCTTTTCAACCATGATGTCACCCACGGTCTTCATTTGGTAAAGCTGGCGGCCCTCTTGTTCACACCATGCCTCATGCACCTTGTAGAAGTCGCTGACAGACAGGCGGCCTTTGGTCTCTTTCGTGGTCATTTCCTCAAGGAAAACCCCCACAGGGTCAGCCGCTTCAAGCAGTTGCTCTTTCAGCCGGGTCATAGGTTCGGGCAGATCAATGCCGCGTTGCATAAACTCTTGAAAGCCTTCAATCAGCCAGTTCAAAATTCCGCTTCCTTCCTCGCGCAATTCCGCCTCAACCTCACCCTGAGAGCGCTGTTTTTCGGGCGGCAGGGCGCGCAAGTTCACGTCAAAAGGGATAAAGACCAAGCGCCGCTTTGTGCCCTCATCCTCATCTTTGATCTTGGGCGTTCTGTTGATTGATACGACCGGGATGCCGGTTGGGGTCCAGAAAAACGGGTCTTGATAATTGCCCCGGCTCATGCGGCGGTCACCGCCCGTAAGCCCTTTGACCTTCTTTGCACTCAAAACATCGCGTGCGCCCGGCTCGGTCGCGATATAGACCCGGGCACCGGGCAAATCGACCTCCTCAGGGTTCGCGCCTGAGGGGCTTTGGTTGCCGGTATCAAGAAACATTTCTACCTTGCAAGTGGCGGCGTACCCGTCCCGCCGCCCCAAGACATGCGCCAGCGTGTTCAGCAATGTGGACTTCCCATTGCCGCCCGGGCCGCGCAAGAAAACGCAGATCTGTGCCCGGTTTTCGCCAAAAAGGAACGCGCCAAAGATGCGTTTTGTGCATGCGCGGGTGGCGGGGTCGGGGATGATGAGTTCTATAAATTCTTCCCACCCCGGGCAGGTGGAGGCAGGGTCAAACAGTACACCGCCGCATTTTGTTGGGAGCTTGGCGCGATCGGTCTCCCGCAGCCACGTCATCTTGCTGGCGATCACCTCAGCCTCAGTTGCCGCCAATGGCTTTTCCCAGCCCTTCACGGCGCGCAGGTCAAGCGCGCCATTGGGCAAGACCAATGTCCACGGGTCTGCGTCCATATCTTCAACTTCGGCACGGCGCTGGTGTTCGCATGTCTCCAGGGCGCTTTTGACCTTGGCCGCGTTGCCGCATTTTGTGGCGTGTTGGCGCAGCTTTGCAGAAGCCGCAAAGCCCATCATGCGGCGGGCATCCTCTGGCGTTCTCACAAAAATGGGCGGGCGCTTGCGGGCCATTGCTTCAATAAAATCGTCAATTTCCTTGTCGCTGGGATTGAGGGTGCGCTGTAGGTAATCGGCTTCCTCAAGGACCAGTTGGCGCAATTTATGCGCGATCTCGCGCGCAGCAAGGTGACCCGACCGGAACGAATACCGGGTGCCATCCCAAACCGCCCAGCCTTTGCCCGATACAAAAACCAACTCCTCGCCATAGACAGACAGAATGCGGGCGGCATTGTCTTCATCATTCATTTCAAGCTCAAGCCGCTCATCAAGCGTCAATTCTGTGGCGCGCTGATGGGAAACAATAGTGCCTGCTGTTTCCATGGGTATAGCCTCCGGTTTGTGGTTTTATTCGGCGGTGAGGGACGCGGCACGCTGGAACGCGCCGCAGCCTCAAGCTCAAAGCTCAGCAAACTCGGTTTTTAGGCGCTCATATTCGCGCCGCAGACGTTTGAGCACTGCGGTTTTGAGGGAGCTGAATTCATCCTCGGTTGGTGTCGCTTGCGCCGGGAATGCGTAGTCGGGGTACTCGTAAGCACTTCTGGGCTGCGCGGCATCACCCTTGCGCAACCATTCCTGCGGCGATTTGATAACCTCGGTCCAGTAGTGAATTGCCGACTGGATGGCTTTGATTTGGCTCAGAAGTTCAGAGGCTTTTTGATGGGCTTCGGGTGTCATTTTGCGCTTTCCTTCATTACGTTGATCGGTCGCGGATTAAAATGGCGCGGTGAAGCGCATCACGTGGGCAGCAAGGTTGATCTCACCACCAGTGAAATCACCGCCCTCGGCTGAAAGTCGGACCGGGGTATCAGACCAAATGACCTCTGGCGTGCTGGGGCCAACAAAAGTTGATCCTTGCCCGATCCAAAGCCCATTGGAAAAGCGCGTCTCTTGCCCGGGCAGGCCAACCGCAAAGCTTGCCAATGTCCCTGAAAACGCGGTGGAAACCGTGCCGGAAACTGCAAACAGGATTGAGCGCTCAGGAATAATCAGCCCGGTGTCGTTTGTGGCCCCGGCTGTAACGGTGTGGGACGCGGTGACCACATCGGTTTTAGTTGTGGCTCCATTGGCGGCGCTTATGGTTGTTATCGGCTGCCATGCGCTGCCATTCCAAACCACCGCCTTGTCCTCATCCGCAAGCCAAGCACGCATGCCGGTCAACGGCGTGACAAAACGCCAGCCGCCATTAAAGACATGCGCGATTTTTCCCGCTTCATTTGCCCAATCGCCGGTTGGGCTGTCGGGCACAAAATAACACTGGCTTTCTTCTGGCATGGCAGGTGGGGTCGCGGTGGAAATGGACTGCAACACCATATTTGTGAGCGCATCCAGCGTGGTCAGTGCCTCATTAACGGTCACATGCTTTTGCGCTTGAGCGGCCTGCAGGAACGGGATTCCGAGGCGTGTAGAGGTATCAGGCATTGAGTTCACCTTTCTTGGCTAGATCTGCAAAATCGTCATTGTGATCCCATTGCCCGCGCGGGATGGCGAGGCGCGCGCCGTGGGGGCAATGGTGTGCTGCTTTTGCCTCGGCGCGCTCTGCGTTGAGGCGGGCGCTTTCGGGGCACTTGGTGCTTGGGTCGGCAAGGATTGTTGCGCGGGTGACGCCCGCCGGGGGGAGCCAACCGGGGCGCGGGGACTCAAGGTCTGGGATGGGGGAGGGCAGTGTTTTGCCGGTGCGCGCGCTCTTGCCGCGTCGAGCACCGGTCTTGGCCTCAGGGCCACACAAGGCACCCAGCGAAAGCGCCGCCTCAAATCGCCCCTCAAAGCCCGGATTTTTTACAAGCGTGGCAGATTGCACCGCCAGTGTGGTTTCAATGCCCTCACCCGCAACAACAAGTGTGCCCTCAGGTTTTGAAAGCACCACCGGCTGCCCCCAGATTTCGCCGGTGCGGCCCTTGAATTTCTTGGGCACCTTGATGCCATTCGCAAAACGCGCCCGGCCCAATGCTGGATTGACGGGATCAACCCACGTAAGGTGGACGCCAACCAACCGGTCACGACCGATAAAGCCAACCATGGCGGGGCCGCGATGCACGATCCGGGGGCGTTTGCCGCCGTCGCCCTCATAACATGGCAAATCCGGGTGCAGGCGTAGCGTTGGGGGGATACCGCCAAGTGCGGCAACACTTACACCCCGGCCTTGCTCGAGGTAGGTGATGAGCGTCGGGTGATCGGCAAGCGATGCCCGCCAGATGCGGGACGCCTGCGTAACGCCCCGCTCTGCCAGTTCCTTTGCCTCATCCTCTGCCTTTTGTTGGCGTGCCTCGGACTCAGCCTTAAAGCGGGCGATGCGGGCGGGATCTGCTGTGCGATCAATATTGCCGTGATCCGCCAACGCGCGCACAGCGGCTGTGAAGGGAATGGAGTCGCGGGCCATGATGAAATCAATGACCGAGCCTTTGGACCCGCAGCCGAAACAGTAAAACTGCCCGCCGTGCCCCTTGGGTTCTGTGATGTGAAAAGAGGCTGTCTTTTCACCGTGGAACGGGCAGGGTGCCCAATACTCCCCGCGCGCGGGGTTGCTCTTGCGCCGATCCCACGTCACCGTTTGCTCTACAATTTCGCGCAGCGAAACCCGGGCTTTGACCTCATCCGAAAGAGCCATGCGTTTAGCCCCCGGCTCGCGTGTCGAAACCGAGCTTTTGCGCTTCCTGTAGAAAGAAGTTTTCCGCTTGGCTTGGGGTCAGGTGTAGTGGCGAGATATTGGGTGGGTATTCCAAGCCATCCACCGGCCACGGCCCTGCGGTTGGCAGTAGATCGGCCTTTTCAATCGCCAGCATTTCGCGATCACAGCGCTTGACCCATTCCGGGGCGCTGCCCGTCAAGTTAAAGCGTGCGGCGATTGCAGCGGCCATGCGGGTTTCAAGGCGCTGGTAGTCTGGAAGGTGCGCCTTGAGTGGGCTTGTCACGTCCCCAAGATACGCCTCGGGTGCATCGTGCAAGAGGATATCACGTGCAATGTCGCGTAAGACCGGATCGGAATAGATATCACCTGCCGCGTGCACCTCAAATACGCGCACACACCAAACGGAATGCTCAGCCACAGAATAGAACGCGCGGCCAAAACCATTGAAGCGGGCAAGGCGAGACAGGGCGCGGGCTATGTCTGTTAGGTGGATCTCGGCAGGATTTGGGTCAAGCAAATCCATGTAACAAGTGCCCGTCCAGATCGCGGCATCATGAACGGTGCTCTGGGTGCTTTTGAAATCACTCATTTTGCGCCCCCGGCCTTGTTGTCAGGCTTGCTGCCCTTCAATTCGGCAAGCTGGGTATCAAGACGGCGTTCAAACTCAGCCATGACCGCCCGCTTGATTGCGGCGGGGCTGGTTGCCACAAGCTCTGATGAATCGGATCTGAAACCGTAATCATCCCGATTGCGTCCCATTTCGAAGGCCGCAACAAAGCCGTTTTGGGCCGGGCGCAAGTGCATTGAAATGGCGTCGTGATTACCTCGGCATCGGATCTGAATGTCTACATTTACAGCCATAGTAGTTCCCTTTCTGTTGGGGTGAGCTTCAAGGGGTGACGATGTGAACGCGGTCAAAGGTTGTGAGTTCCACACCTTCAGCCGCAGCGGCCTTGCGGGCGCGCATTTGTGCGATGCGGTCACAGCGGGTGCTGTCGCAGATCCACAGGACTGCGCCACGCAAGCGGTGGGGGAGGTCTGGGGCCGGTGGGCGGAGTAGAGGGAAGCCAACGCCGCGTGTGGGTTTGAGCCCGCCACAGACCTCACATTTGGGGGTCAGGGGGCGCATTATGGTTCAATAGAAGGCTGCGCAGGGTGTGCGAAAACTTCCAACGCCGCGACCGCAAGCACCTTTGCAGATCGGGCGGGCAGGTTCATCTTGCGTTCAACAGCTTCAAAACCAGCGCCTTTGCCGCACACTTCCTCAAGAATACACAACAACCTCGGTGGGATATGGGCCGTGGTTTTGCGATAGGTCTCACCGGTGGTGGCACCGCGCATCAGGTAAGCCACTTGAAAGGACTTGCCTGTGCTCAGGTGTTCGATGGTCACCAATTCAGGATTGCGCTTGTGCAGAACTTCTAAGGCGCTGAATTGCGGAATTTGAGCTAACATTTGAGTGCATCCGGGCGCTGCCGTGGTCGGCTTGTAGCAGCGCATTTTGTCTGTGCTTCCTGCCAACAGGGTCAGCCAGCCAAACGCGAGCGCGGCCAACAAGACAACACGGGGCATTGAACCCACTGTCTTCTCCCCATGAATGACCGCTGCCTTTGGGAAATCCCCGCACAAAAGGAAACAATCCAAGTCCGCAAGCGCTTCAAAAGCACCTTTGAATTCACGCTCAACGCGTCTGGCGGTGAGGTTCAGGGCTGTTAGTACCGTTTGCCGGTCGATCTTTGAGAAATCGGGACTTTGCTCAGTGCCGAGATGATCCTCCACCGCTGAAAGTATATGGTCCCATTCGGGAATGTCGCGCAGATCTTCCACCCTGCGTATCCGGCGCAGGACTGTAGAAGGCTGGCAACCATCCTGCGCCGCGATTTGGCGCATTGAGCTGCACTGCATAATGTTTCGCAGGTACGCAGAAAGAGCGTCAGACGAAATGGCCAGACCGTTCATGACTCACCCCCAAATAGATCTGGTTCAAGGGAGTCTGCGTCTTGCAAGGCAGGGGCACCGGTGAGCTTTTCGGGGTCAAAATCAGCCAATTGGGTTCGGATGTGTTCGGCATATCCGGGGTCACGTTCAATGAGGTGGCATTCACGCCCCTCCATTGCAGCAGCCCAACCTGTGGCCCCCGAACCGGCAAACATATCCAAAACTCGCCCGCCGCGCGCAGTGGTCAGGCGAACCAGCCAGCGCATAAGTTCTTGTGGCTTCACCGTGGGGTGTTTTGACCCTCTGCGGTCTGCTTTGGTTGCTTTGCCTGAATAAAAGAAACGGGCCATGCTTTGGGTTGCAATTTTGTGGCCCGGCACTGGCTCTTGTGGAAATTTAGCCAACACCTCAGGGCTGCCGTCATGGCAGATATTTGCAGGCCAGCGGCCCGCCTCATGTGGTGCAGCACCGTCACGGGGGCGTGTATCAGAGCCAAAGACGTTATTGTGGCGCGCCCCCGTACCCTGAACAGAAGCATATTTCTGCGCCAACTGATCATCATCGGCGGGGATGCGGGCGGCGTCGATATTCAACCCGCCGGTGCCGGTCGCTAGGTATTGGCGCGCAACGGATTTCTCCTGCAGGGGCTTGCGCGCAAGAACGATTGGTTCAAAGGCGGGCTTAAGTGCTGTACCGTGCCCGGCCCAGTCGGCTGCCTCAGGGCTTGCGGGTTGTGTGATGTGGTATTCACCTGCGAAACCGCCCGCCATACTGTTACGTTTTTTGCCGGACTTCTGCGGATCTAGGCCGAGGCTTTCGCGTTCCACACCCAGCAACTTATCAATGCCTTTCGCTACATCGTGGCTTTTGGGAAATCCTGAACCATAGAACCACGCCAGCAGGCTTGGTGAAGCTGCCTCCATTGCGCGCGCCAAGGCCCCGATCTGTTCAGGTTGCAAAGTGTCCAAGAACACGGACCAAGCGGGTTCAGCGCCATAGAGATTCTGGATGCAATCGCGTAGTTCAAACCCCGCCAATTCGATTGCAACCGCCATGTGATGATAGGTGCGGGAATGGTTGAAAGCGACAAGATGACCGCCGGGTTTCAGGACACGCAGGGCAGCCGCCCATGTTTCCTGTCGAAACGCAATGTCCCCGCCGTCCCACGTCTTACCCATGAACCCTTTGGAAGAACGCTGAAACAGTCCATCCGTGCCATGTTTTGCCTCGGCGGCGGCATCACCGCCGAAACGCTTTACAATGCTCGTGAGGTGATAAGGGGGGTCTGTCACGATGGCGTCAAAATGCGCCTCGGGGAGTTGCGCCAAAACTTCTAGGCAATCACCCTCATGCAAGGTCAGGGCAACCATTATGCGGCCCTCCCGATTGCTGATGTGGCGGCCATAAGGCGCGCAAACGGGGCCAATTCCTCTGCCGCCCAATCGCGGCCCGCATCTGTGATACGCAGCGAGGGGTGCACCTCACCGGTGCCCTCAATGAAGCCCAACTCCATGGCAGATCGAACAGCCACCGCCAATTCGGCGGGGTCATAACCTGAAACGGTCATGAGCAAAGCTCCGGTCTTTGTGTACTCATCAACAGCGGCAAGGAACCGCAGCAAGGACGGGTTACGCATGGCCCGCCTCCTTGTTGATTTGCAAAAAGGTCAGGCAATCAAAATAGCGGCAGCGATCATGCGTTGATTTGAGGTTTGGCGCAGCTTGCAAAATGCCGCCGCCATCTTGGCGCACAACGGCTGCCACCCCGTCATCAATCAGTGACAGAATGGCTTTTGCGCCATCGTCAGGTTGCACACCCAAGTGGTTCATGTGGGACAAAACCACGTCAAACGGCAGAGTCTTTGAGATGATCAATCCACCGCGCAAAGACTTGCGAAGATTTGCAAAGCCGTTGTCCGGCGGGGTGCATTCGATGTGTTCCATTTCCAGTCTCCTCGTGAAGGATCTGGAAAATTTATGTGCCGTTTTGGGATGGAACGGCAGGCCGATAAACCGTTGGTTTTCGCGGTAAGGCGTTGTGAGTAAACGGTTTATCGGAGGATTTTAGCGGCTATCGGTGGGGGTCAACAGTATTTATGCGACCCGCGCGGCTTGCCGCGAAAAGTGCGGAATTTCGCGCATCTCATCGGGCATTCGCGGTACAGGCATGCTCAACACACGATAGCTGCGTTGGTCATCAGGGCAGGTGTAGGGCGCGCCCTCAAAGGCCACGTCAAAACCAGCCATGCGAAGGCCACGCTTGAGGGGCGGCGGTGAAAGGGAAAGCATCTTGCGCCCATTTTGCAGGCTTGCGGCATGAATGAGGCCCTGCACCAAGAGGTTCAGGGCCGATAGATGGGCTTTGGATGTTGAGGGGAGGTTGTCCTCATCCACAACCAAACGTGAGCATTCAAATGAACTTGTAAAATCAAAGTCTGGTGGAAGAAAGCCGGGCGGGATCGCGGGCACCATCCCCTTGTGAGCATCAACCAAGAGATTGCGCCACCCGTGCCACTCAAGGTCTGCGGGTATCAGGCGCGCGGCTGCCACAAGCACACCTTTTTCATGGACGTAAGAGTAAAACGTATTTGGGTTGTCGTATTGATCCAATTCAACCCTGTCATCTGACCAGATAGACCAACCAAGCTCACTGCAGAATTTGCGGCGGCGCAGCTCAAGGTATTGATCAAAGAACGACCAAGAGGCAGGTGATTGAGCGAATGAGGCAATAGAAATTTCCATAAGGCGACTCCTTTGTTGGGAAACGCCTATGATGTAAGTATGCACGCCTAAGAAGAGTAAATGGCGCGACTCGCACCCAAGTGGGGTGGGCTGCTTATGCCTAAATCAATTGCGCTCGGATCGCAAAAGCCAACAGTTGCGCAGGCGTCTTGGTGCCGGTCGCCTTCTGCGCAGTAGATCGCCACGTTCTTATTGAAATTGGCGCAACATTCATACGTTCAGCAATCTCTGCGTCACGCAGACCATCTGCCATAAGGCGCAACACCGCCAATTGCTTTTCGTTTAGTTGCGCGTCATGTGGCTTTGCATGCAATCCGTGAAGTAAACGCAGGGCAGCCGTGAGTGTCTTAATGTCCTCTTCGGACCAGACCTTTCCCGCGCCACTTGCGATGGTTCTCATGCCGCCAAAGTTCAGAATGAGCGTGTTTCCATGCTTCAACCCAAAGCGCTTTGCCTCATTCATTACAACATTGTCGGGGAACAGTTGGCGCAGCTCTTCCCATGTCACATGCCCAGAGCGATGTTTTGAAATCACAAGGGTGGGATCTTCCAAAATGTATTCGCGCTGCACGTAGCGTTCCACCCATGCATCGGGATAGCGGAACTCCACCCAATCATATTGAAAAGACTCGATATTGACCACAATTGCAAAGCCTGCCGGGCACGCGCGCTCAAACTCCTCAAGCGCGGCTCTTTTAAGATTTTCACTCATTACCATTTACCGCCTTTGCGGAAGCTGGCTGCAAGCTGTGCCGCCAGCTCTTCACGCTGATTCGGAATAACCTGCCGCGCGGATTTGTAGGAGGATATCCGGGCATAGGCTTCACCGTCCAAAAACACAAAATCAGGATCAATATTGTTTGCTACCGAAAGTTGTATAATGGCCTCAAGTGTTGGGTTAATTTTTCCGCTCAATACCCTTGAGGCATATTGTTTATTGCGGCCTGCTTTTATTGAGGCTTCCTCAAGAGTTACGCCCGTGTTTCGCAACCCCTCGCGTAAACGGGAGAGGTATTTTGCTAACAGGCGATGTGATTTTGCATCCATATCATCCATAGGGATATATTAGCTTTATAAACTTATATGTCCAGATATTTTCCCGTGAATGATGCTTTGTGATATTTTATGCTACATATACTTCCCAAAACATGTGAATAACTCTAGTTTAGCTATCACTACTTATGGATTTCGAGTTGTTGGTGTCTTGGGTTAGGTGCTTCCATGGGAAAACAAAGCAAGATTTGCATTAGTGAGGGTGGTGAAATCCACTTGTGCCAAGATTGCCAAACGTTGCCTCAAGTGATTATGGAGGTCGAACGGATTTATCTGGAATATGTGTTGACGCAGGCCGGTGGAAATCGAACAAAAGCCGCTGAATTGGCTGGTCTTTCAAATACAACCTTGAGGGACAAGCTTGCCAGATACACAGTTAAGACAAAGGTTTCTTTGTCATGACAGAGAAAGAAATTGAGTACAAAAAAGCTCTGCAGGGTGCTGCGCAACTTGTTAAACTTTATGGGGATGAATTTTTGCCCGCCTTCACTCGCATGGAGCGAGAAATTGGCGCTCTGTCAGAAAAATCAGCGGCGGTAGCGAGGGCGCGCGCGGTTGTTGAAACGATGGGATTATAAGCGGCCTCATAGTGCGATGCGAGACAGGGCCTTGAGGCGGCCCTCCAACGCGCCGCCGGTGCCATAATTCGGGCGGTCATATTCATGCCCCAAGATATCCGCCCGTATTCGATCATCAACATCAGCCGCAAGTAATGCGTCCTCGACATAGTGCCGGATGGAATAAGCTGAATGGTCTGGTGTTTCCTTCATGCCGTTATTGGCGAGAAACTTATTGATTGCGGCAGACCATGAATTAGCCTTGTGCCGATATCGCTGAATGCCGCCACGTGCCACAATGCGTCTGGCGGCCTCTAGGGATACGCCGGTGAGGGGAACGTCGCGCTCGGTGTGTGCAACTTTGATCTCACGGCCATTCTCGCGCACTTTGATATGTGGAATATTGTGCGTTATGACAAAATCCTCCAAAGGCGCATCGGTCACCTCACTGGGGCGCAATCCGGTGTTTACGGTGACCAAAAACACATCACGGGCCTCATCATTCAACCCGTCAAATGCGCCGTCACAAAGCATCTTTTTCTTAATCCATTCCCCTGTGAAAGGGGGTGTCTTGGTCTTTTTCCGCCCCTTGATCTCAAACCACAGTTTTGAGAACGGGTTTGGCAGGTCAACCTTATTCAGGGATGCCCATGTGTTCCACATTTCTGACAAGTGGCCAAAGTCCTTGTTGGCCGATTCCGGCTTTAGGCCACCCTCAACCCGCGCGGACCACCAGTCGCGAAAGGTCAACGCTTGCTCACGGGTGATTTCATTAATCGGCATTGCGATTGGGATATTCCGGCCATCTCGTTGCGCCACGACCTCAAGAAAATTTTTCACGGCACGGTCGCGCGGTTGACGCCAGCGCTTTAGCTGGGGGGCTGTTTTTTTCAGGTGGCGTGTGCGCGTGAGGGTGAAATACTCATCCTTCATCTCAGCAAGATTAGGGTAGATCTCAGGAACGGTGCCAAGCACCGCTTGAGCAACAGATTTACTTGCAAGGTTTTCCCCCGAAACCGATTTGATGCGTTCCACAAGCTGTTCTGTGTCGCCGGTTGATAGGGCTGAAATCGGCTGGTACGGAAAGCCGCGCGCCTGTGCGAGCTTCTTTGCGGCCTCATAGTGTGCGCGGGCATCATCGTTGTAACCCGCTGCCATCGCTTCCCATTCGGCAAGTCTGGCAGCCTCAACTTGCGCCGCCTTCAACTGTGCCTCCGCTTTGTTATCTGTATGCAGCGCTTGCCTGACTTGCGTTACAGGCTTGCCATCCGCACCCAAAACCATCCCGGCAAATCGTTTCGGCACGCGCTTGACCCAATAGAACCGCCCCCGATCATTAACGACTCCCAATTATTAGACCCTCAGCCCTGAAATCTATCTTTGGTTGCTTTTCCAATAATGATACACGCAAAAACTGTCAGTGCAATAGCCGCCGAAACCACACTAAAGCAAATGGCTACCCTATCGGGTTGAGCAAAAAAATGGCTCATCCAGAGGGTTTTTCCGGCCTCAACTACTGTGTTGATGATGCCAAGCAATTGCACACCGCCAATGGAAAAAGAAACCGCCAACAACAACCAATCAATGGAACGTTCACAGCGGCTCGGGTTTCGATTGTATCTCGGTCTTAATCCTCGGTCATCCATTTGCACCATCCACTGATTGCCAAAATGTTGCGGGATTTGTTGCGGGAAATGTTGCGGGATAAGGATGTTGCGGTCAAGTGGCCAAATCCAGCCCCACAGGTAAGTCAT